GCGCGTCGTTGAACTGGCGCTCGTAGTCGGCGAGATCGGCGGCCGCCGACTTGACGTCGATGAGGCGCCCCACCGTGGCCACGCCTTCGGTGTCGCCCTCGGCACGCAGCCGCTCGATCAGCGTCTGGTACTGCCGCTCGATCGCCGCGCGTCGATCCTGGCTGGTCGCCGCCCCGGTGAGGTCGAGCAGTTCGTCGCGCACCTTGGCAAGCTCCTCGCGCAGCTCGCGCTCGGCCTGGGCGGCCTTGCGGGCATTGGCGACCTCGACGTCCGCGCGCTTGTTGTTGAGGACGGTGAGCTCCGCTTCGAGCTTGGCGACCTCGGCTTTCGCCTTGAGGCGTACCGGTTCGTCCTTGCCGGTCCTCTGCAGGCGCTGCTGCTCCGCGAGCGAGACCTGCACGCGCCGGATCTCCGCATCGATCTCCTGCTGCTCGATCCGGGTCTTGGCCGCGTAGTAGTCCTTGAGCGAGATCAGCCGGTCTTCGAGGGATGCGTCCAGCGCCCGCGCCTGACGGTCCAACGCGTCCTTGAGGAGCTTGAATTCGGCCTCGGCCTGGGCCTGCACGAGGGCGAGCTTCGCTGCTTCGCCTCCTTTGTCGGGGGCGGACAAGGCCTGCGGCTGCGGACGGCCGAAGACGCCCGGCTGGGTTTGCTCGGGGCGGATGCGCCGGGCGATGGCTTGCGCGGCCTCCCCGACGTAGTCACGCGTGACGGCGTCGCGCACGGCTCCAGCCAGCTCCTTCCCGAAATCCCGCACCTCGCCGAGCTGGCGGCCGAGTGCCGCGCGCAGCGACTGCATCGAGAAGTCGCCGCTGAAGGCCGCGGCCACGTCCTGGCCCAGGGCCTTCGCCAGCTCACCGATGTCGGAGAAGGCGTTACGAAAGCGCTCGACCAGGAAGGCGGCCGTGATGCCGACGACGCTGCCGATGGCGTTGAACGCGCCGATGACGACATTGACCATCGCGCGGACCGCCGTGCCGATGGCGTTCAGCGCGCCGACCATTGCCGCGCGCACGCGCGCCCAGGAGAGGTCGTTGATACCGACCAGCCGCCCCAAGGCGCTGACGACTTCGCCGACCTTCTCGACGACTAGGTCCCAGGCGGCGGCGACGATCTGCTTGATCGAGGCGGTCCTGCCGCCGAACTCGACCACGGCGTCGCGCGCCGAATAGAGTGCGCCCGCGAGCAGCCCCGCGGCGGTGACGATGACGCCGATGGGCCCGCCCAGGAGCGCGAGCACCCCGCGCAACAGACCCGCGGCGCGACCGAGCAGGGACGTGGACGCTACGGCCTGAGCCACGGCACCGGAAGCAGCGGTGGCTTGCAGCCGGGCCTTGGCCGCATCCGCGACCAGCGCGCCGGTGGCAAGCCCTTGCGCACGTGCCTGAGCCAAGGCGGCATCGGCGAGCCGCACCCGGGCGAGCGCCTCGGCTTCCAGCGTGCGCAGGTTGGCCAGGCGCGCGGCCGCTTCCGCCCGGGCGGCAGCAACACTGGTCGCGAAGGCGCCGGCCATCCGCCCGAACGCGGCAACCAGCACGACACCGGCCAAGTCGATCAGCAGCTCGAGATGCCCGGCGACGAGCTGGATGGCCTGCGCCAGTCCCGCCGTCAGACCCGAGCTCGCGTCGCGTTCGCCGAAGGCCCGCTGGAAGGAGTTCTTGAGGCGGGTGAGCGCACCCGACACCGTATCGGGGAGGCTCGCGTACTCCTCGGCGAGGCGCGTCCGCTCCTTGAGCAAGGCGTCGAGCACGGCCTTCGAGGTGATCTTGCCTTCCTGCGCCAGGGCTCGCAGTGAGCCGAGCGGCACGCCCATGCCGTCGGCGATGGCCTGCGCCAGGCGCGGCGTCTGCTCGATGACGGAATTGAACTCCTCACCGCGCAGCTGGCCCGAGGCGAAGGCCTGCCCCAGCTGCAGCAGGGCACCGGCCGCCGCGTCGCTGGACGCGCCGGAGAGCGACACGGCCTGCCCGATGGCATCGGTGGCCGCCAGCACGTCCGCCTGCGAACGCCCCAACGCCGCTACCTGCGGTGCGAGCCGCGCATAGAGCGTGACGGTCTCTGCCAGGGGCGCGCGGTTCTTCTGGGCGATCTCGAAGAGGGCCGCGTCGGCGCGGTTGAACTCCTCCTGCGAGGTGACCGCGAGTTTGAGGCGCGCCTGCAGGTTCTGGTACTGGTCGGCGACCTCGACCAGTTCGCGCACCCCCAGCCCAATGCCGATCGCGCCGCCGATGCGGGTGAGCACCTGGCCGACCTGGGCGGCTTCGCCGCGCAGGCGGGCGAGATTTCCCTGTACGGACTGGAAGGCCCGTCGCGTCTCATCGACGGCGGTGATGAGGATCTGGGCACGTTTACCGGCCATCAGGCCTCCTGCCGGGTCGCCCCAAAGGAGGCCTGCGCCCCCTCGGGGGGCAGCGAACGGAGTGAGCGTGGGGGCTGATTCATCTCAAACCTTCGACATTGCTTTACGGATGGCCGCCGTCAGGCGGGGAAGATCGCCTCGCACCGAGCGGGCGAGGTCGAACCGTTTTCTCAAGCTCACGCGTCGCACGAGCACGGCGATGGGAATCTCCTGGCCGCGCCGCACGCGCCTGGCGCCGGTGCGCTCCCGCTCGGCACGACGAAAGCGCGCGAGCGGCTGGGCGTTCTCGGCGATGTTCTCGGCCATCAGGATCTGCTGGCCGTTCTTTTCGATGAAGAAGGCGTTGCCGGAGCGCATCAGGGCATCGATCACCCGAGCGAACGCCTTGCGCCCGATGCGCCGGTGCTGCGGCAGCAGCGGGACGAGCATCCGCCCCCGGATCGTTCCGCCTCGTTCGTGGATACCCAGCCAGGGCACTTTCGAGCCGATGTAGAGGGCCGGGAATTCCTCGGCCTTGCGGTTGAACACCTTGGCGTGCATCGAGCGGAGGAACTTCGGCTTCACGACCTTGAAACCGGCTCGCATTTCGCTCCGCGCCCGCTCGGCCATCTCCTTGCCGGTGTCGCGCATCGCGCGGGCCACGGCGGTGTGGATCGTCTTGCGGGTGTCACCTTGCCAGGCGCTGAAGCGCCGCCGATCCAGCAAGCCCTCAGCGACCAGATCGATCTTCATCACGCATGCCCCGATGGAGTTCGGCCTGGAGCTCACGGATGCCGTCGCGACTGCCCTGGGCGGCAGCGGTCATGACGGCAAGCCGGGTGGCGAGCCGTTCGTGCTCGAGGCGGCGATCGGCGGCGAGGAAGGCGTTCAGCTGGCCCAACGTGTAGCCGAGGATGTCCGGATAGCGGTGACCGCCCCGAATCAGGCGGGCGATGGCGTCAGCCCAGCCAGACGGCCGTTCAGACGCTGCGCCAGATCGCCCACCTTCGGTGCGACCCGACGCACGAAAAAATCCGCGTTCACCTCGAACACGGTCGCCGCCAGGGTGATGGCATCGTCGAGAGCCAGCGCGTCCACCCACTCGCGCGGTTGGCGGCTGGCGATCGCCAACCCGGTGAGCAAGGCATCGCCGTGGTCCGAGAGCAAGGCGAGCCAGTCCGGCTCGCCCGCCAGTCGTTGCGCGAAGGGCTGCACGGCCTTGAGCATCGCCGGCAGCTCGCCGAGCACCAGCGGGCTGATCGCGAGGCGTTGGCCGGCCAGATCCACAACTTGAGGCTGCGGCACGAGAACATCCAGATCGGAAGCACTCATCGTCATCCCCCTCACAGCAGCACGATTATGTGGAGTGGATGGTTATGCATTGCAGGTCTCCTTTCGGGTTGAAGTTACGGGGGTAGCGGAGTTGATGTGCTGCGCATAAAAAGCGGTGTCGTCCGCCCCTGCAAGACGACACCGCCAAGGGCTGCTATCGTCGAGGCGGGTCGTCGGCGTTGGTGAACGCACGCGGATGCAGAGAAGCGATCAGCGCATCGGTGGCTTTGAAGCGTCCCGTGCGCAGTTCCGGCGCCACGATGGACTCCAGTGCCTCCAGCTTCACGGACGGATCGGCCCGCGTGTAGACCTCGGTGGTCTGGATGCTCGCGTGTCCCAGCCACAGCGAGACCTTGCGCAGATCCTTGGTCGCTTGCAGTACCGTCAGAGCGCAGGTGTGGCGCAGCACGTGGGGTGATACCCGCTTGTGCGACAGCGACGGGCAGACGGCTGCTGCGTCTCTGGCGTGCTTGCCCAGGATGTACTCGAAACCGGAGCGCGTCATGACCTCACCGCGTGCGTTGACAAACAGATGGGATGACGGGACGGTTCCCCGCACCGCCAGCCAGGCGCGCACTGCCGTCGCGGTCTGCTTCCACAGCGGCAGACAGCGCTCCTTGCGCCCCTTGCCCTCGACGCGGATGCTGGCATCCGGCTGCAGCCGCAAATCCGCCATCTGCAGGCCGATCAGTTCGGATACGCGCAAGCCCGCAGCGAAGCACAGGTGCAGCATGGCGCGATCACGGATTCCTTCGCGGCTCGTGGGAGCCGGGGCATCCAGGATGGCCTGCATCTCTGCCACCGTCAGATGTTTGACCAACCTGCTCTCTGTCTTCTTGGCAGGGATGGCCAGCACGCGCTGGATCTGATCGAGTGCCGCCGGCAGCCGGTATTGCATGAACTTCATGAACGACTTGATGGCCGCCAGACGAATGTTCCGGGAGCTGGCCCCGTTGCCGCGACGACGCTCGAGGTGGGCCAGAAAATCGGCCACCAGCGTGGCATCGATCTGTTCGAAGCACAGCTTCGCCGGTGAGATCCTGAGCTGCTCTGCCGCGAACTCGAACAGCAACTTGAAGGCGTAGGCATAGGACTCGCACGTGTTGCGACTGGCATTGCGTTCCTCGATCAGGCGTTGCCGCAGGAATGCGGTAATGTGGAGAGCGATCGGTGTCATGACGCGTTCTCCACATGGCACTCGCAACAGGATGCGATATCCCGCAGCAACTCCGGTGTCGCCTGCAGATACCAGTAGGTCGCCGCCGCGTCCACGTGCCCGAGGTAGGTGGACAGCGCCACCATGTGGCGGGCAATCCGCTCACGTCCGTCCGGGCAGGTCTGTAGCGCTCTCACCGCGAACGTGTGGCGCAATGAATGGGGCGAGATGCGTGGCAGGCCAGCACCTTGCGGCAGGCCGATGCTCTTGACCAACTCGCGGAACACGCCGTCCACGCATTCCCGGATCAACGGCGTGCCTCGCAAGGACACGAACACATGGTCGTCCTTGGGCGCGAGTGCCTGCCTTTGTGACAAATATCGCTCAAGGGCGGCACGGGTACTGTCGTGCAGCGCCACCAGACGGCTCTTGCGGAACTTGGTGTTGCGGATAAGCAGGCCGTCGGACGTGATGTCCGACCGGCGTAGCCGGATGGCCTCCGAGATCCGCAAGCCGGTGCAGGCGAGCAGGCCGAACAGGGTGCAGTAGGTTGCCCCTTGCAGCGGGCTCGTGCCGTAACACCTGGCCGCCTGCAGTAGTCGCGCGATCTCATCCAGGCTCAAGATGTAGGGCGTCCGCCTCGGCCATCGCTCGCCACCGAATGCCGGCGGCAGCACCTCGTGTCGCGGATCATCTCCCCGGGCGTGACGTGCAAACCGGATGACGGTCCACAGGCGGTGGGCACGCTGCGGCACTTTGGCCACCAGGCCGGCCCATTCGACGGCGGTGCTGGCACGCACGTAGTGCTCATCTCTGGCCTCGGCGTAAGCGGCGAAGCTGCGCAGAAGTCCGGCTTGGGCCTCAAATTTGAAACCGGCCGCCCGGCGCGCCATGATGTAGTCCTCTACGGTCCGGCTCAGCATGGCAGCACCTCCGGCCACGGCTGGGCCAGTTCGCGCAAGGCGAGGACATCGACCTTGGCGTAGATCTGCGTGCTGACCACGGACTGGTGCCGCAGCACGGTCGCGATTTCCTGCAGGCTCGCCCCCTGCCGCAGCATGGATGAGGCCGCCGAGTGCCGCAGCACATGCGCCGCCCCGTGCACCCGCGCGTCAACTCCGGCCCGCCGCAGTGCCAGCTTGGCGACATCGGAGACGCCGCGCGCATCCCGGAACGGTCGGAACGGAGCGATTGCCCGCACGAAGACGCAATCGGAGGGGGTCGGCGGGCGACCGTGCAACAGATAGTCCACGATGCCGTCGCCCACCTCCTGTGTCAGCGGCAGCAGCGTTTGCCGCCGGTTCTTGCCGGATACGCTGAGCGTGGCCGCGCGCCAGTCGATGTCGGCAAGACGCAGTTGCACCACGTCGCCTGCGCGCAGACCCATCCGCGCCAACAGCAGCAGAATGGCCCGGTCCCGTTTGCCGACCGGCGTTCGGGTATCCGGGCTGGCCAGGACGTGCTCGACCTCTTCCGGCAGCAAGTAGCGCGGCAGCGTAGATAGACGCCAGTAGGCAATGTTCGGGATAGCCTCTTCCAGACCGGATGGGCATTGACCTTCGGTGACCAGGAAACGGACGAACTGGCGCAGCGCCGTCGTCGTCGACTTCACCACGGCGTTCCCGCCATTGCGCCCCAGTTCGAGGGTAAAGCGCCGCAGGTAGGCGACATCGAGTTTGCGTGGCTCATCGTCCAGATCCGTGAGCAGGTGACGCAGGCGATGGCGGTAGTCGCGCAGGGTGCGTTCGGAGATGCCCCGGTGCTCGCGCATCCAGCGACAGAAGCGCTCCCACAACACGGAGGTGACCGCGTTCTCTGCATTGTGACGCGCAGTGCACAGCGCCCGCCCCTCGAGGTAGGCCGTAAAGGCACGGACGCCACGCAAGAGCTTGTCGCGATGCATGCCGGCAAAGCCGGCACAGCGACATCGTTGTAGATGCCGAACGAACTGGCCCATGACGGCGGGCTCGATCTCGCTGGGCGCTACCCCGCTTCCGTCAAGCCAGTGCAGCAGATGCGCCGCCGCACGCAGGTGCCGACTTCCCTGACTACGGGAATAGCCGCACTGGCTCAGATGGTCGGCAAAGCCATCAAGCAATTCGACGCCTGTATTGCTGCGCAAGCGAGCAATCTGCGGTGGCCAATGAAAGAAATGTTCGAGCATTGCGCTTCTCCTTTGGAATCCCCCGGCCGACGGGCCGAGCGGTTCCTCAGGTTTATGCGCAGTCCCACCAACCCGCTACCCCCGTAATTTCAACCCGAAAGGAGACCTGCAATGCATAACCATCCACTCCACATAATGGTGCTTATGTAGTTCAGGGCATAAGCACGATGCGGCCGAACTGGCCGAGGTCGCCGGCGGCTGGCTTGAGCGTGTCGGCCAGCACCTGGCCCGAAAGCTCGAACTTCAGCAGCTCGTCGGTGATGACCGAGAGCTCCTTGGCCGGGTTGATGGCCACGCGGTAGAGATCGATCACCACCTCGCGGTTGCCGTCGGCGGTGTTGAGTCCCTCGAAGCGCACCCAGCGCTCGGGCAGCGGCTGGGTGAACATGGCGGTGACCGAAGCCGTGCCGTAGGCGTAGTCGACCTTGAAGGGCTCGACGTAGGGGCCGCCGGTGGTGGCGTCCAGGATCGTGAGCGAGCCGTGTTTGGCGTTCACCGAGTACTGCGCGGCCGGCAGGGTCTTCGGGGTGGCGCTGGAGTCCTTTACCACCACCGACGAGACGTCCTGCTTGGCGAGCAGGTAGAGGCTGCCGGGGGTGACCGGGTTCGGCAGCGCTTCGGCGGTGACCGTGCCCGGGGTCTGGGCGGTGGTGGCGCCGTAGAGGGCGAGCGCCAGGTTGGTCGCGATGAGCTCCTCCAGCGTGCAGGCGAACTCGCCCTTCTTGGTCTTGATGAGCTGCAGATCGGTGAGGCGCTGGCCGCTCACCGACTCCTGGTGCTCCAGGGTCTCCACCGAGAGGGAGACCTTGAGCTCGGGCACGTTGCCCACGTAGGCCAACCCCTGCGGGTTGCCGAGTGCGTCGCGGGCGCCGATGTAGACGCGCCCCTGTCCGGAAAAGTAAGGCATGGTCAGTCTCCCTTACGGGTCTTGATCGGGGTCTGGGGTTGGGGGTCGGCCGGCCGTGCGGCTCCGCGCTCGATCAGCCCCCGCGCGGTCCCGCGCTCGATCAACCATTCCGCCGCTGCCTCGTCGAGATCGAGGATCTCGCCGGGGGCGTGGAGTCGGCCGGCGTGGGTGTGCGGTTCGATGAGTTCGATGTGCATGGTGACTATCCTTTTTGGGTGAGGTCGGAGGCCAGGGTGCGGTAGCGGATCTCGTAGCGCGCGGGCACGGCCAGTGCTTGGCTGTCGGCGTCCTCCGTGTCCCACTCGCAGTCGATCTCGCGCACGCCCAGGGCCAGCCCGCCGAGGCTCGGCTCGGCCATGTGCGCGCCGTGCGCCGCGGCGATGAGCGCGTCGGCCACGTCGAAGGCGTCGTCTTCGCGCGCGAGCGCGACCAGCCTCAGCGTCAGGGCGCGCTCACACCGGTCGTTCGCAAGCGCTGCGACCTGATCGCCTTCGATGAACAGCAGGAGCGAGGGGCTCGCCTCGCGCGGGAGCGGCACGGTGGGCTGGCGATGCAGCGGCGTCGGTGCGATCGCGGAACCGATGCGCGCCACGACCGCCCGGACCAGGCGCTCGCGGACGGAGGACGTCATAGCCGGGTCAGCTTGGCCTGCATCTCGGAGCCGGCGCGCAGCTGGCGGACCTCGCGCACCCGATACGGGCTTCCCGCGATCTCCACCGTGTCGCCGACGGCGAGGGTGAGCCAGGCGCTCGGGTACTCGAGGTGGTAGTCGCGGTTCAGGGCGAGCCCGTCGAGCGCCAGCTCGTCCGGGGCGCTGAAGACGCACTGCACCGTGAGCGAACCCACCATTACGTCGGTGAGCAGCCCGGCGCGGCCGGCGGCCTCGTAGAGATCCGTCACCTGCGCCATCACGCTGCCGTCAGCTTCACCAGCACGCCCGGCCGGTGGCACATCGGCAGCGGGTTGCTCTGGGTGTGCAGGTCGGTGCCGCGGTCGAACTTGCGCGGCTCCTGCTTGGCGTAGAGCGGCTGGCCCAAGGTGTTCACGGTCTCGTTGAAGTCGGCCGGGGCGAAGTAAGTGGCGAAGGTGTCCACCGTCCCCAGCGGGAAGGCGTGGGCCTCGCCCGCGGCGATGAAGCGGCGCGCGTTGCCCTCGGCGTCGGTGGCCTGGCCGCGGTACTCCTCGAAAGTGATGCCGGCGTAGGTGAAGCCGCGCCGCACGTCGTTGATGAGGACTGCGCCCTGCTGCCAGTTCTCGAAGGCCTTCTCGACCTTGGCGTGGCCGGTCAGCGCCGCGAAGAACTCAGGCGAGCACAGGCAATGCACGCCGGTCATGAACTCGCCTTTGAGGTTGTCCTCGATCGCGGCCAGGACCGACAGGCATTTCGCCTTCACGTTGGTGCCGGCGTTGCCGAGGTCGAAGGCAACGACCTGCGGGGTGAGGCCGAACTCGGTGAACAGGTCGTAGATCGTGCTGCCGTCGGCGTCCAGGATCTGGCCCTTGAGCGCCCCCATGCGCAGGTGTTCGAGGGTGATCGCGTGCTTGTTGCGCATGGTCTCCAGGTGCCGCGCCAGCACGCCCGCGACGGCCTCCATTTCCGTCTCCGAGCCGAAGGCCCGGATGCCCTGGACCTCCTCGGGCAGCACCACGTCGTCGTGCGGGATGTGCGGGATGACGAAGGACCGCAGCCGGCGCTGGCCGCGTTCGCCCACCGTGCCCGGCGAGCCGGGCGGCCGGGTGGGCAGCAGGTTCAGGCGCCCGGCGTACTCCTCGATGACGACCTGGCGCGTGCGCACGGGCTTGGCCGGAAACAGGTTCAAGGCTTCCAGCCGCCCGTAGCGGTTGGGGATCAGGTTGATGGCGGCGGTCAGGCTCGCCATCGAGAAGCCGCGGGAATCGAATGGGTTGAGCATCGTGGTCTCCAGAAATGCGAAAGAGGAGCTTCGGCGCAGGCTCATGCCGGCGAAGCCGGTGTGAAGCCGCGTAGCGGCGGCCGAAGCCAAACCCGCCAGGCGGCAGGTCGCTCGAGTGGGTCGGGATCGGGTGTCGGTCAGGCGCTGTCGCGCACCACGATGCCGCGCGCTTCGAGTTGGGCGATCGCAGCGAGCTGCTGCGCGGTGGTGATCCCCGCGGGCCAGACCAGCGCGTTTCGCGCGACGATGGCGTGGCGGGCGATCAGGATCGCGTCCTCCCGGTCGATCAGCGTCGCATCGACGGCCAGCGCGAGCACGCCCACGGCGACATCGCTGCCGTCGCCGGCCGCGGGGTCGAGGG